GTATGGTACTTGTTCTGGTGGTGGTAGTTGTGAATGTGGAGCAAGATTAATAATAAATTAATTATGGCATATAGTAAAGAGGAAATAGAAATTACATTTACTACTATCTGTGAAAGGATAGAGGAGGGTGAATCTTTACGCTCTGTTTTAAGGGATAGTGATATGCCAAGCTCAAGGACTTTCTTTAAGTGGTTAGATAAAGATGATTCAAAAGTAAAACAATACGCGAGGGCTACAGTTATGAGAGCCGATGCAATGTTTGATGAAATGATTGAGATATCAGATACCCCACAAGATGGTATAGAAACAACTACTAAGGCTAATGGTGATGTGGATATTAAGAAAGGTGACATGCTTGGGCATAGGCGATTACAGATTGATACTAGAAAGTGGTCATTATCTAAGATGAACCCTAAGAAGTATGGTGATAAGGTAGAAAACGTGAATAGGAATGTAAATTATAACGCTGAAGTATCAAAAGAAGAGGCTAAAATAATAGATGAAGCATTAGAGAATGACTATTAGTGAGCAAAAAGAAACTAAAGTGGCTAATCGTAAGTGTAAAAAATCTTTACTCTTCCATACTAGGTACTTTTTTAAGAAAAATCACAATAGAAAATTCATAGTAAGCGACCATCACATACAAATAACTAACGTTTTAGAGCGCGTTATAAGCGGCGAACTAACCAGAGTGATGATAAACATAGCTCCAAGGTACGGTAAGACTGAATTAGCCGTTAAAAACTTCATATCACACTGCTTATCATTAAACCCTTCATCTAAATTTATTCACCTTTCCTATTCGGATGACTTAGCCCTTGATAATTCAGAGGAAATAAGGGACACGGTGACGAGTGATGAGTATAGAAAGCTATTTGGTAACGTTGAAATCAAGAAAGATTCAAGGAGTAAAAAGAAATGGTACACTAATAGTGGTGGTGGAATATTAGCAACGGGTGCAGGTGGTCAGGTTACAGGATTTGGAGCGGGTAGAGTTGATGACGAGGACGAGGAATTAAAGGAATACATTTCAGACATAGATAAGAAGGAAGAGTTTTCAGGGGCTATTGTAATTGATGACCCTATTAAACCAGAGGACGCGGAAAGCGCAACGGTAAGAGAGCGTATTAATAATAGATTTGATTCAACGATAAGGAATAGAGTTAACAGCCGGAAAACACCTATCATAATCATTATGCAGAGGCTACATCCTAATGACCTTTGCGGGCACATATTAAAGCATGACCAAGACGAGTGGTATGTTTTGAACTTACCATGTATTAAAGAGGATGGAACGGCTCTGTGGGAGTTTAAACATACTATTGATGAGCTTATGAATATCAGGGCTTTGAATATAGTTAACTTTGATAGGCAGTACATGCAGAATCCTAAACCAAGAGAGGGACTTTTATACTCTGAATTTAAAACCTATTCAGAATTACCAGAATATCACATAGTAAAAAACTATACCGATACAGCCGATACAGGAACGGATTACTTATGCAGTGTTGATTATATAGAGCACAATAAATTAAAGTATGTTATTGATGTATTGTATACTCAGGAGCCTAACGAGGTTACAGAACCAGCACAGGCCGAACAGATGCAACGTAATGAGGTTAACATAAGTAAGATTGAATCTAACAATGGAGGAAGGGCTTACGCTAGGAATGTGGATAGGATAAGTAAGGAATTGGATAACCTTAAATTAAGGGTTGTGTGGTTCCATCAATCAAAGAATAAGGAAGCAAGGATAAAAACAAACAGCTCAACAGTAAGCAATACAATTGTGATGCCTGATAATTGGGCTATTAGATGGCCTGAATTTTATGATGACTTAACAACTTACATGGCTGCAGGTAAAAATAAACACGATGATGCACCAGATACACTAACCGGAATAGTAGAAGATATACCAATTAAACCACCTAAAGTAAAATATAGAGGGAAACAACGATGAAAAGATTAGAACAAATCAGATACGTAGACTACTATAACCTAGTGAGTAGTGATAAAGCTTCGGAATATACTTGGCAAAGTAAAAACAATAGGCATTTTACTAATCCAGTTGAGACGATTGGGCTTGGTAAGTTTACTAAAATGACTTTCGGAGCGGTTAAGGATGCACAATATACCTTTAGTAATGGCTTTCATTTCATGACTGTTATAGAATATATTGCTGATTTCTTAGAGAAAGACCCGAAAGAAATTGTTACCTTTGACTTTAAAGAGATATGTAATATTAAGGCGTTCATTGAAAAGGAGCTTGAAGATATTGATAAGATGGAGGAGCAGCTAAGATATGCTGCATCTGTAAACGATGAGAATGCAGGCATGAATGACTTATCTGTATTCGGTGTAGCTATTCAGATTGATGCGTTAGCCCTTGGAATGGTTTGGGAGTGGGACACCGTACGCGCTGAGCCTTATATGAGGTGCTTTACGAAGCTGTTAATGGATAAGAGAATTAAAGAATATGAAATTGCAAGTAATAAACTAAAATAAAAACTAAAATTATGAAACTAAAAGAGATTAAATGCAAAAAATGGAGATGTCTTAAGACTATGTTTGTATTCATAGCGGAAGATACAAGATTTAGAGAGGGTGTTGAGTATAATCAAATAGGTCATACTCCTTTAACTTTAAAAGATGATACGGGGCATTGGGTAGACATAACTAATTTAATGCCGTATTTCGAAGAGGTTAAAGAACCTAAAGAGCGTAAGTTTAAAGTAGGGGGGTTATATCCTGTTAAATGGGGAGGTGAAATTATATTAGTAACATTTGCTTGGGAAGATAAGAATACTTATACTTTTAATAAAACAATTGGGGGGGGGAGTTGTATGTTCCCAAAATTTAATACTAACGGATACAAAGGAGTTGAGCAAATAGGCAAAAGAATTAAATTCAAATAGATGGAGCAGTACGGATTAATAAGAGAATTACAAGCACTAGCAACGGCTAACGATTGGAAATTCATACTAGGGACAGATGATTATGCTAACATAGAGGCTGACTTCCATTGTGAGGTTGGCCAATTAGTTTTATGGGTGCAAATGACTCCTAATCCTGTTCGTAATGATGGCAACCGAATAAGTGAAATAAACTATACTGGTGCCATTGCCTTGTTAGGTAAGTTTGATAGTGATAATATTAACCGTGCTCAGTTGGATGAGACATGGAAGCAGAAGTATGACAGACGATTAGAGGACATACAGAAGCTATTTAGCGACAAGATGAAAACTTTTGCTTGTTCTAATCAACTGCAGATAGAATCCGACACTTACGAGTATGTTATTAATATCTTTGATACTAACCTTGATGGTGTTGAAGGTACGTTTACTATCAACCAAGACCGATTCAGCGACCAAGTAACAGATTACGACCTTGAAATAGTAGCGGAAGAAGGAGGAAGCGTATTACCATATGAAGGTATTCAATCCTTTGCTAAGTATTCACAGGTAGCCCTTGCAGCATTTGCTGATGATAATTATAACTTTGATAAGTGGGAGTTCTTAATTAATGGGGCTACAACTGAAAAAGCTTCACCTTCATTAATAGCTAATATTGTTAATAACATTATTGCTACGGCTAAGTTTATAGCTACATTTAGTCAATGGGTATTTAATACTACCATTGTGAAAATGGCCGATAAGTACTATTTCCCTGATTCGACTGCGAATAATAAAAACGTTGAAATAAATAATACACAAGTAGGTAACTTTAACGGCTCGGTATATCTTCAATTCACAGATTTAACAGGTATTGCAATTGCAAGTTATGAGAGTGATGGGTCAGCAGTACCTACAAAGGCTGGTAATACGATAACCGTAACCGCTGGTTTATTATATTCCATCACTTTAGATAATGGGATGGTTGGATATTTCAACGAAGAGTTAAAAGATGAAATATTCTTTTCAGACCAAAATGGAAACGTATTAATTGTAACGCTTGAAAACGTAGTTTTAGCTACTTTCTGGAATACTAAAAGTGAATTTGGAACGTGCGGAACTGTAATAAATGGGTATAGTAAATATCTAGTCTGTGAAACAGCAGGGACAACAGCAACACTAGCAGACCCTAAAGGTGAGAATTTGGGTGTTGAGAAGGTTGTTAACGGTGATTTTGATACTGATAGTGATTGGAGTAAAGGTGCAGGTTGGACTATTAGCGGAGGCACAGCAAGTAGGGCAGGACAAGCCACTTATTCTTCTTTAATACAAAATCTAGACGTAACAATTGACAGTATTTGTCTAATTAAAATAGACGTTATATCAATTGATAGTGGTGTACTTAGAATATATCTAGGAAATAACTATAGCACATACTATGTCATAGATTCGGCTGGGCATTATGAATTTTACGCCACAGTTTACGGGGCACCTATATTAACAGTACAAGGGTATACTAGCGAGGTGAACGTAACAATCGACAACATTTTAGTAAAAGAAGTTACCTCAATACCTGTAATTAATATTTATAAATTTCAAGTGAAAGTTGCAGGTATTTCAGATACTTATTTTATTTCTGATTCTGCTGACATAAGCGGTAATGGATATTTATTGAGAACTAACGCAACGGATTTGACATTATATAGAAACGATTCAGGTAGTTTAGTTCAATTAGATACTATCGCTTTAAGTATTTTACCTACTGATAAAATTGAATGTAACGTTAATATAAGTGGAATTAATATTAACGTTAATGATGTTCAGAAACTAACGACAACAGACACAGCATATACAACCACTAAATTTATAACATTAGATTATGATTCAGGTTGCGAAATTTCGCATATAGAATCAGATGGCAAATACGATGTTGATAATTTCAGCGACGGCACAGGCACTTACGGAGTTCAAAAAATACAGGCGCAAACAACGTTATTAGATTGTAAGGGTAATGAATTGGAAATTCCTGCAAATGTAGTGAGTAATTCAGGCAACACGTTCAAGGGTATTTTAGCCGATGGCTTAGAGTTAGTAGATGCAACATACGAGCAAGTTTACGACATTGTAACGGATGCAAATACTGAGATAACAAAAACGCCTGAGAAATCAATGGGTAATGTTTCACAATTAAAAGAACTGTCATGAAAGCAAAAATAACATACGAACAATTGCACATGACTTTTACCGATGCAATAAAAGCATATACGGGTTTAACCGATGAAATAACAGGCGGTAATATATGTCTAAATGATTGTCTTATCGGTGAGATTAAAGAGGTCGAAAAAAATATATTTATCGTTGAAATGTCTATTTCTGGAGCTAATTATTACCCTCGTAGGGTGGCGAATAGAGAACCAAATGAAAACGATATTAATTTTTGGATTCAGTTAATCGGGGAAGAAAATATAATAAGAGAATAATAATTAAACATAAATATAAATAATATGAGTTGTACAAGCTTAGTAGGCAACGGGAGCAATCCTAGTTGTAAGAGTTACCTTAAAGAGGTGAACGCAGCGGTTATTATGGTAGCAGGTTCAAGCGGTTATACGGCTGCTGAGCTTGACAACCTAGCCACATTTAAAACAGTGATTTCAGAGGATAACAC